AAGCGAGTTTGATAATATGATTGACAACAAATATAGAATCATATATGATTGTGGTCAATGTAAGTTTACATATTATTCATAAAAATAGAGGAGTAAGTTTCCCTACTCCTCTATTTTCAAACTACATAATAATCAGCAACAATTAAAGGATGTTGTTGACAAGAGTTCTGCGATAATATAGGTTAGTGCTCTGGATCAACTGACCGGGAGTGTAACCATTGGGGTTAGCGCCAAAAGCGAATGGATTGGCGACGACCCCGTATCTGGTTTTGAAGCCGATTTTCGGTTGAAAGGTATCCTGACCAACTGCACGAACCATCTGTAATGGAACATATGGGCAGTAGAACAGACCAGCATCAAATGCTGAAGCACCCTTATAACCAACAGTCAGATAGTTACCAGCAGCATAGGGATCGATATAGACGCGAATGCGACCATTAAGAACACCAGCGAAGGTATTACCTGTATCATCGACTTCAAGGTTATTGCTGTTAAGAGCAGGAGCGTAATCAAGAACACCGGCCATCTGAAGAGCAGAAGCAACGTCAGAAGAGCAGATCATGATATTGCCCTTACCACGACGGGTGTCTTTGGCAATACGGTTAGCTTCACGCTCGATCTGGAACATCAGACCCTTGAACTTCTCAACTGACCAACGACCATTTGAGTCGATATCAAGATCGAAAGTGCCTGCAGTGGTGGTTTCAGCAGCACCCTGATTAGCGGTTAGATTGATGGTACGAACGATTTCGCGGTTGATTTCAGCAAGAATTTCTGCTGAAAGGATGGTTGATAGTTCAGTCTCAGCATCCAGACCGTGAATTGCCTTCAGATCCTGAGCTAGTTCGATGGTGTATTCAGCCTTCAGGGCGCGTGACTGAGCGGTCACGGTAACCTTGTCGATGCTGAAAGCCATCTGGTTGAAGTCAACGTTACCAGTTGAACCAAGAGCTTCTGACTGAGCAGAATTAGCACCACCAGCAAAGTTATAGGTCTGTGAGTTGCCTGAAACAACAGTGGCGGTGTTCACACCGTAGATGCCACCCCAAGTCTGATTGGCTTGGCCAACGACCTGAGTATTGCCTGTGCGACCATAGGTTGACTGGCCGGTGTTAGCTTCGTTGTAGAAGGCATTGGCACCGCTCTGATTGTCGTACTGAGGACGAAGAGCAAAGATCAGGCCGGTAGGACCAGTCATTGGCTGAACGCCGCAAATGTCATAAGCAATCAGGTTAGGCATTGCACGACGAACTAGTGAAATTAGAACTGGATCATAGTTCTGTACGCCACCAGAAAGTGATGTTGCAAGTGAACCTGAAGTCTCAGACAGCATTGATGTCTGACCGCCCTGATTGCCCTCTTCCATAAGAGCACGTTCGGTGTTCTCTAGAAGCTGTGCAATGACAGAACGCTTGTGGTTGTTCTCGATACGGGGCAGAGCGTCATGCTCAAGAATAGCACTCCACTTCTGTTGAATTTCTGAATGTAAGCTCATTTTAGTAACTCCCTTATTCTTTTTTGAGTTATTGTTTATTTATACTAATTAAACTTTTGAGATTCTCGCAAGATGTTCAGCATACACTTTCATGTTTGAAGGAACATTTGCCTTTGTGTCTTCCTCTGCGAAGAAATCTTCAGTTAGAGGTTGAGCAGCAGTATGTGACTTCTTAGATGAAAAGTATGATTCTTTGATTGTTTCCGCCTTGGAAACGAAATCGCCCACATCAGCAAAGCTAATGTTTTCTGCCAGAGACTTAAACTTTTCTCTATCAGAGATAGTCATACCCTCTGTCATTTCGGCAACGATTTCACCGATTTGAGAATATTCAATCTTTTCTGAAAGAGAAATGTTCTTTTCAACTTCCTCATTTAGACGATGATTGAGATTCTCAATTTCTTCGGCCATCGAAGATAAAACGTCTTCGCGGTCTTCAGAAACTGTTACATAATTGGTCTCAAAGAGATTCTTCAATCCAAGAAGGAACTCTTCAGCCATTTCGACCTTAAGACCATTATCAATAGCTAGTTCATTATCTGCAACCCACTGATTGGCTACATATGACATATACTTGTCAACGGACTCAACTAATTCTTCATGAACATGATCAATAGCTTCTTCTAGAGCAGCAGTATATTGCTCCTCAAGACGAGATTCCATAATAGCCAGACGTTGATTAACTGCAGCTTCATAAACTACAGCAGCACGGTTCATAAGATCTTCTGACATCTCTTCGCCAGTGAAGATTTCTTCAACGTGCTCACGAGCAACAATAGGCTTTACAGCAGTTGCAGCATGAGTTGTTGTATCATAAGTTTCACCGCCATTTAGATTTTTATCCGCTGAACGCTTATTGACAGAATCAGTAGTTGATGATACTGCCTTATAAACATTAAGAACTTCTTCATGACTGCGTGATTGAAGATCATTCATCAACTTAGCCAGAACTTCTGATTTAGTTGTCTGTGAATATTCTGTTTCGCCTGCTGACTTGTCGGCACCACGCTTTGCGCTACCTTGAATTGCAGGCTCTGGAAGTTCACTTTGACCATCAACTGACTTGAAATTCTCATCAAGTTCATGGCTTTGCTTTCTAGTTGCCATTGGTTTACTCCTTTGTTTTATCTATTTATAAAATCTTTATTTTGAAGATAATCTACGAAGATAATGCTCAAAATATGCGATGCTATTTTCATTGATGGCAGATACAGTCATCTTTTTCATTTCCTGCTTTGTCTGTTCAATAAACTGTTGTGCTTGCCAAGAATCATTAGATGAATCATAAACCCAGTTTACATTTTCCATGATTCCGCGAACGAATGCTTGAGGTGCCGAAGGGTCTGCAACAACATCTGCAGCAGTAGCCAGAACAAAATCGTCCTTGACTTCCATGATGCCATCTTTACCCTCAACCACTGAACCCATACCTCTTGATGACATACCAAGTCTGGCACCATCTTCAATTAGACCGGCAACAATCTGACCATAAGGTGTACTGGTTACTTTCATACGACCAATAACATTGTTGCCATCCCATTTAAGAGATTCATGAAGTCCACAAACTCTTTCTAGATTGATATTTGGTCCCTGAGGATGTCCAAGTTCAGCATATGCACGGTTTTCTTTAATATACTTTCCAGTATATTTGTTCACAGCATTTTCTAGAATTGATCTACCATAACGGCGACCATTTCTATTTGGTTCCTCTGCCATCATGAAGATGCCTTCTAGATACAGATTCTTCTTGCCATCTTCTCTGGCTTCTGAAATAACACGAATTTCTTCAATGTTTTCGGTGATCAGTTTCATTTCTTAGACTCCAGCCGTATTATAAGCATACTTGGTTAGAACAAGAGCGATAGAAGATTGAGTATTGGCTGTATTCGCAGTGATATTAGCAGCATTGTTTGATCCCATCAAAAGAAGACCCTCGGCAGAAACATCCCATGTTCCACTAGTTCCTGCTGGTGCTTGGAAAATTACATTAGATCCTTGCTTTACAACCCAATCGCCTGTCCAAAGAATACGAGCAAGTGCCATACCAGTTACAGTTTCAACTGAACTATTTGGAGAAGCGATATTTGCTGTGGTATATGTTACATTGGCGGTGTCGAATGTTCCGACATGACCACCGATTTGATTTTTAATGATCGGCATTATTCTTCTCCTGTATTATAAGAAGATCTTTTTTTCTTTGCTCGAATAATACCAGATGTTCTATTAGCAAATTTTCTGCGATTTTCATCTGCTGCATCAAGATCAACATCTCGGTTTATTTGATATTGAGCGATTTGCTTTCCTCTATCTTTTCCGGCAGGTTTCAGATATGATTTAATTCGTTCTTTTGTATCAAGAACTTCATCAATATGTTCGAGATTATCCTTTAATAGATTACGGAATACAACATTAACCGCTTCCTTCATGGTCTTCTTACCACGAAGTTTCTTGAAATCATCAGAATCTAAATGTCCATTATGATTAGCATCTAATTTATTTTGATTACCAATTAGTTTCTTTTCGATAATGGTATATGCACCAGATTCGATCATCTCTTGCATATTTGTATCTGCTTCCATTTCAGTCAAAGGCTCAGATTCGAATGAATCTCCCTCAGCAGTTTCTGCATAGAGATAGAAATTCTCTAAAGATTCTTTTCTATAATTTACAGAACGATGAATCGAAACATTGGTTGCTTTTTCAAAAGGAGTTCTTACATCTTCTGGAGGTTTTGGAGTTGTGTCTGTTATTCTTATGTTAGTAAGTCTTGGATTACCTTTTGCGTCCTTACGACGAACGAAACTGGGATATTCATCGCTTTCATTAACTGCAGTTTTGCGTTCAGCAGTATCTTTTTGAACAGGAGGGGTATCGGCTGGATCTGATGAAGGAGATTTGTCTGCATTACTTGTCATATACTGATAAAATTTTGTAATAATATTCTGACAATTTTCAAGTTGAGTTGATATTGCAGGAGGAACTTTCCTATTTTCATCCATCAATTCAAAAGAATCTGCAGCCTGAAGCGCAATTGCCTCTAGAATATTTTTGATATTAGGTGCATCTTGACGAAAGTCTGTATTGTTAACCGACATCATTCCTAATGAAGGATTATCAGAAGTTGATGACGATGATGCCACTCCGGGATTTTCGTCTTCTTGTAGACCAAATCTTCTGGCAATAACTTTAGCAAAAGGATTATCAGATTCACCAAGACCGGTTCCAGTATCACCAATACCAGTTTCACCAGAAACAAGTTTCATAGGACGATCTGCAATACGAGTCTTGTCTTTCTTAGTTCCGCCACTATAGACATCTTGCTTATTTCCAGACCTATCTGCTTCTCCAGACGTTCCATTGGCGTCAGCTTGACTTCCAGCCCCTTCAATAGAATCTTTTGACCAATAAGCAGTCTTAGACTCTCCTTCTGGTCTAGCTGTCTTAGATAGATAATCGCTGTTGTCCTTATCGACTCTTGCTTTTGTCATTATTCGTCCTCTTCGACTTCTCCTAGACTCAGGCCAATTTCTTGTTTCCTGCCCTCTAGTGCCTGATTAATCTTTTGCCTCATGACATAATCGAATGTTTGTTCAAGACTAGCGACTTCTCCATTAATGGCGGCATCAACTACATCGTGGGTTGTATATTCGTTATCACTCATTTGCATCTCCTATTTATAAATTTTAATTACCTGAAGGGTTTCTTCTAACAGGCATTTGTCTAGTGAATGGTCCAGATGGACCTTGAACAATTTCAGTTTTTCTTTCTTTTGGCACTCTTCTATTGTGAGGAGCAGGTTCTGCATCTTTTCCACCAACATTTCCAGATGATACACCAGAATCCTTTTTAGGTTCAGGACTTGGCGCAGATCCTTTACTTGAAGAATCGCTACCAAAACCACCTTGATCATCATCTTCTGGACCCATCATCATTGGAGTTCCATCTGGATTAAGGCCCCTCTCAGCCATTTCTTTGGATTCTTTTTCCATCTGCTGAGACATTTCTTTAATGTCATTATCTGTCTGGAATAGGACATTTTTCTTAACCCACTCTTGTGAATAGAACATACCAAGAAATGGTTGAATCTGTGCAAGTGCTCCAACACGATTCAGAAGAATTTCTGTGTCTTTTAATTCAGCAAAATAGTTATCTCTTGCATAATCAAAGTGAATTAGATCCTTAATCTCATCCCAATCCGATTGTGCAAAAACCTTTTTAAGAATTAATTGCTTCTCTAAAGCACCAAGTAACAGAGCAGAGAATCTAAGTCTAAGTCTATCAATGAATTTTTGGAACGAAAGTTCATCTCGGCTGATTTCATCTGATTGGCCAAGACTAAATCCGGATTCATCAGGATTCAATCTTGATACAGGAACATTTAAAGCTCTATAAAGTTTCTTTTCAAAATATTCTACGTCTTCTAGCTTACCAAGATTTTGTCCTGATGGAAGTGTAGTAATTTCTGTTCCGTTCTGACCTTCACGACGAGGCAGCCAGTAGTCTTCAAGCATGGTATTTTTGGTATATACCCCTGCATCCAGAAGATATGTGTGATGGCTGTGATAGGTTTCTTCTTGGTCGATTGTCAATGCGGCCACAGTAGTTTTTTCATCTAGAAATTCTACAGAAATAACTTTATGATTGTTCAGGATTTCTGCCTTATATCCTCTAGATCCAAATTGACCCTTGATATTGGTTCTATTCAGATTATTGACACTACAATATTCATTTAGATTTTCAACAATTTCAATATCGCCATTTGGATTGAATATTTTCCAAGTCTTTGATTTACTTACAATTCCTATTCTGGCTTGACTCAATTTTTGCTTCCATTCATCAGATCCTCTTTGAGAAGTTAGATTTCTTCTAATCTGATCTTTTGGTGGACAAAGGGAAGATCTCATTTTATTCCAAGTTTCAAATCCACAAATCTTAGAGATTTTGACCAAATCTTTTTTGATTAGATGATCAAAATTCTTGTTCTTGACATGATTTTCTGAATTCAGCGACATCCACTCAGAAATAATTTCTTCATTTGAGTTTAGTTCATACAAAATCTCATCTGAAGTTTTTCTCATAGATAGCATATTGACGACTTGACCAATAATCGTATCGGTATATCGTATTGTTTGATTTTCTGTGTGATATAGCCAATGATCTAGATATCCCATATAAACGAGATTTTCTGGATTATTATTCATTCTGTTGAAGTCTAGGTGATGAACAACAGAAAAATCCTCAGTATGATCTTTGTAAACCTTGGTTTCTGTTAGTCCTAGATCGTCTTTCCACTTGGCAACTTCCCTGTGTGTAAATTCCCAAGTCTTGGTGTCATTAAGATAAATCTGTTCGTATTCTTTGCTGTTATTAGCAACCTTATTGGTTCTACGGTATCCGGGAATCAAAGATTCACCAACTTGAAGATCCTTGGCTTCAATGAATCCTTTATTCCAAACAGGAAACTTATGATCTGGAGTACAGACTACACTCTTTCCGTTGTCAAAAGTGACTCTAACCACATCACTTTCTTTCTTGGTAATACCTGCCCAAGAAATAGGTCCGGGATAAAACTTG